CAGTCTCGTAAGGAAATCGTAACAATGCTCCCCGAGATCGCTAACGGGGTGAACATGTACAACAAAGAAAGAGGAAGTAGATGAGTATCAGAACATACGAGTTTGAGGGTAACCCAATTGTTGCGCCTCTCCGTATTGAGTCTAACCAGCCTATCTTCATCAATGACGCAATGTCTATGTCTCAGTCGCGGGCCTCTCAGGGGGCCCAACGCTGGGAGATCAGCTTTGATCTACTGATGAAGGACACTGAGGCTGACGTCTTGGTGTCGTTGGTTACAACGCGGACGGCCACACAAACCATGGAGCTTCCACAGCTAAACGAGGTCAACAAACGAGTGACCCAGCTAACTCCAGCCACAACCTTTGCAAGTGGGGCCATCGGTGACTCAACCATTGAGGTCAACACCTTTGGTGCAGAAACCGTGATCCCGAAGGGTTCCTTCATCAAGTTTGCAGGTCACCAGAAGGTTTACATACTTACCGCTGACCGAACGAATGGCGGAACGCTGAGTTTCTTCCCACCCCTCATTGACACGGTAGCGTCCAGCGAGAGCGTCTATCATGCTGGCTCCGGGGGTGTGACCTTCCGTTACTGGAAAGACGATACCACCTCCATGGGTGTTACCTATGAGGACGGTGTCCTCGCCTCTGTTCAGGGGCTGAAATTGTTGGAGGCACTATGAGAGATAACGTACCAGCAAGTATTGTTGCTGCTCTGTCACGGGATCACTTTGAGTTTTTTCTCATTGTGGCGGTGCATGCAGACTCCGCTTCCTACTTCTTCAGTAGTTTCCCCACCACCAGGACAGTGGACGGTTACCTGATCCAGGGAGGCGAGGGGCTGATGGCCGTTGATACTCCGCGTGTCAGTAGCCATCTAGACAAGGAAACTTTCCGGGTGGTGCTTTCCTCTGACAACGGTATCCCCCTCATCGACCACAAGACAGGTCTGGGTGGGAAGAAGTTCGAGGTTTGGATGGGGAGCTACGATACCAGTGGCTCTCCAGTCCTCAACAGCTTCGACGACTTGCTTTTGGCCTACCGAGGAACGGTTGACCAAGACTCAATCAGTAACGACTTCGAAACCCGACAGATAGTCTTGACAGGCTCGTCTCCAATGGCGAACCTGGACCAGCGGGGTGGTTACCCCGTATCACGAGACGGTATGGACCAAATCAATGTAAATGACACGAGCTTTGACTTCTTGTATAAGGGGTCTTCAAAGACTCTAGACTGGGGAAAAATCTAATGGCTATTTTTACACTTGGAGCCGCAATGGGCTTCACCTTTGGCGGGCTCTCTGCAACCGCGCTATCTGCCCTGTCGATGGGTACGTCCATGCTCTACCAGCGTGTACGGCAGAAGAGCATGCAGTCCAAGATGGACGCGAATATGGACAAGCAAAAAGGCTTTTCCATTGCAGTTGACGGAGAAGCCTTTGACCTCCCGATACTCTACGGACACGGTAAGGTGGCCGGTGGTAGGACCTACTACGAAGTCAAGTCTGACTACCAGGCCTTCACCAAGCTACTGGTTGATGCAGAAGGCGGAGTCAGAGAACCCGCCACGGGCGACTACTACACAGCTGGAGAGACCTTCTTCAAGATAGTCACCTACTTGCCCACTAATGGCTACCAGCCGGGTGGCCACGTGTACGTGGAATGGGATTCCGTAATCAAGACTGCTAACTCGAAGGATCCGTCAACAACCCTTCGAGCCGACAATAGTAACCAAGACAGCAACTACGATCAGTACGATGAAGACACGGGGGCTATCTTTGGTTCTGACGGTGCAATCTACCTGAAGGGCGCACTTGTTTCCTCCACCAGCTCTGACGTTTATGTTAGCTTCGGAGGAGGAGAGGGTGAGTCAGGTGCCCTGACAACACGAACAGAGGCGATTTACCGCGTATTCAAGATTGTCCCGGATACCGACACACTTTCCGAGACCGCTTACTTCGCCAACGGGCTGTCCGAAGGTGAGACGGTCACTGGTGAAAAGAACGAATTCCTGTTTGTCCAGCAGGCTGTCTCCTACGGGGGTGTCTCCAGCGTCCTCGACATCGACGTCAACGACAAACCGTGGGACTTTGAAGACTACAAATTTGGACAGAGAATTCACTTCTACAAGAACGGTAACGTGGCTGACCCCATGGCCGTTGCGAACCTCGGTGTAGCCGACCCTGAGAAGATGACCTTCACAAATACTGCCTATGCAAGTATGGTCTTCCGGCTGAACCGAGACGACTACAACTACTCAGGGAGTGTACCCAACGTGGCCTTCTACCTGCATGGTAGGGCCGTGAAGAGTGTAATCAAGACAGGCGACGTCTACACCCTGAGCAAAACCAAGATCTACTCAAACAACCCTGCACTTTGTTTACTTGATTACCTAATGGATCCTATCTTCGGCAAGAAGCTCTCAGTGAGTCAGTTGAACCTGAAGAGTTTCTACGACGCTGCCCAGACCTGTGATGTTGTTGTCATGACCAACCAGGACGTTGGTGGTAAGATCAACGGCGTTCGCCCTGAAGAAGACGGCGACACCCAAACACCTGTGAAGACAGACATCAAGCGATTTGTCTGTAACATAACACTGGATAGCGGCGCACCTATTCGTGACAATATTGAAGCGCTTCTAGAGACCATGCACAACGCTGAGTTGGTCTGGTCCGGTGGAAAATACAAGCTCCAGCTGCCACATCCTACTTCTTGGGCAGAACAAAACGCGCTGATCGCAATGACCTTCGATGCAACTAACATTGTTAGGAAGTCAGTCTCCGTAACGTGGCCAAGTATGTCTGAAAAGTACAACCAAGCCACAGTTCGGTTCAGGGATGAGTCCAGCGACTTCAGTGAAGACAGTGTTAGCTGGCCCGCCCGCTTTAGCACAGTTCATAAACAATACCTGGAAGAGGACCGTGGAGTGGACTCCACCTTCGAGCTGTTTCTTCCGGGTACCACAGATCGTTACCACGCGCTGGCCAAGGCTGAGCAGATTGTCAGGGCTAGCCGTAGGGCTGTCACTCTTGACATGACAGTGAGGCCCTCTGGTATCCTTCTTGAACCGGGAGACTTGATCCAAGTTACCGACTCGATGACCGGCTACCAAGACCCAAGTGTCACTCCGGTTGATGATGTGTTCAAGGTTGAAGAAGCCAAGACAAACGAGGACATGACAGTCAATGTGAAGGCTGTAGGCTTCCGGTTTGATGATCTCGCTTGGAACGTCGATTCCAATATCGGCTACTCTTACACCTATTCTTCCTTTAATAACAAGCTGTTACCCACGCCTGCAAACGTAGCGCTGTTGGTGGACGATCTAGTTTCCATCAAGGGAGATACCAAGGGCATCCTGTCCTGGGACGATCCCGCCAACACCCGTGTCAACGACTGGGTCATCGAGGCGCATCTAATCGACCCGCCAACTCCAGCTAGCCCAGTATCATTTAGTGCGGGGTTCACTCAACGTGAGTTGGATGTCTTCAACCTCTACGATACCGTGTTGCACCGGCTACCAGACCAAGTAGGTTTTGACTTCTGGGTTGGTACTGACTTCACAATTGCGGAGATTGAAAACAGGCTGCAGTCTTCTCCCGAGAAGATTTGGAAAACTTTGGGGACCTCCTCTACCAACAGTTTCGAGATTCAGGGTCTGAACACCGGAGCCTATGACTTCAGTGTGAGAGCCCGTGATGGTTCTGGTAGCAAGTCAAACCGCGGAGTGTACTCTAACTCCTCGTGGCAGAAGAGCAACCTAATCACTGGCGATGTATTGCCGGTCACTGGACTCACAATTGATCGATTAACTTCAACGACTTACTCGGCTGATTTTCTTGACCTGGACGTCAGGTTCAACTCTAGTGAGAGAGGTCTCGCCAAACAGCGGTACCGAGTGACGAGAAGCGGCGATACCTGGGCAGCCACAATTTCTGAGGTAGTCCTCCCCATTGTTGCGCTCGACGGGGGGTTCACACAGCGTCAGCTCGACGTCTACAACGCCTACGTTGAAGTTCTCTCTCGCCAACCAGACCAAGCTGGCTTTGACTTCTGGGTCGCCAGCACGCTGACAATTGCTGAAATCCGATCCAACTTCCAGGCAGTGGTTGACAACCTTTCCATTGTTCCTTCCCTTGTTGTCTCGGGGGCCAGCGCTACCGCTGTGTTCACCTACACAGACGCCTCGGGCTCAGCCACGGCCAGCGCGCCTCTAATTCTGCAGCTACCGGGTGTTGATGGTAGTTCCGTCAAGGCTCAGTACAGCGAGCTTGGCACAGACACTTGGAGTGACACACTAACCCCCGGCACCGATAAGTACATTCGCATCGCAACCTACGATCCAGAAACTGAAATCTGGACTCCAGGAGCTGCACAAAAGTTTGTACCGGAGTTAGGGACTGAGTACACAGTCGTTGACGGTGTTCCAGCTTACCTCCACATCGCCTACGCGGATAGCGCTGCAGGTGCCGGCTTTAGCCAATCACCGACTGGTAAGGACTACATTGGTACCTACACTGATGACAACGTAGCGGACTCTAGTAACCCCGCTCTCTATACTTGGGCCCTGATCAAGGGGGAAGATGCTGTAACCGGCACAATTCAGTGGGTAGACAGCGATACTATCTCCAAGAATGCCGCAGGAGTGTACAGTCCTTCCAGCACAGCAGTGCTTTTCGATGCTATATTCTACGAGGGTGGAGTCAGGGTTGCACAGGAGCGTTTCCAGTTCACTAGATTAGGCGACTCTTGGTCAACTGTTGTCCCTGACCCTGCAGGCGCAGGTGACTTGAATACTTCTCGAGTCACCGATAACAGCGCAGTGGTGAACGGCAGACAGGCCCGAACCACAATCACCTACAGCTTTGGTGGTAAGACCGCAACACTTGACGCACTTGTCAAGATTATTCTCGATGGTGAGCCCGGTTACACTCCTGTGAAGGGCACTGACTACGACGATGGTGAGCCCGGTTACACTCCTGTGAAGGGCACTGACTACGACGATGGTGCCGATGCTAAGGCCATTAAGCTGACCGCTTCGTCTCAGGTGTTCACCTTTGACGGTGAGGGGGTTGCGGATCCCACATCTCAAACTATCACCTTCACTGCAGCAGGTCAAAACCTCGTGTCGCCCAGCTATGTGTGGAGCGAAGTGGGTGACGTGTTCAACCCCTCTACGGTATTTGGTGGTACGAGCAACAGCATGACTGTTGCCGATTTCGGGACTAACAACCAAGTAACTGTCACAGTTACAGCGGACGGTGTGTCAGACAGTATCACTGTGTACAGAGCCCAACGTGGTGGGAACGGTCTGACATTTGTGATGTCCAACCAGAGCCACACCTTCTCGTCAGATGCTGCTGGCAACGTGTCCAGCTATGTTGGTGGTGAAACTACAATTGATGTTTATGAAGGTGCGACTAAGCTGGCCTGGGACATCACGCCTGACGGTGGTGAGTGGGAAATCACAGGGTACACGGAGAGCAATATCTCTAGGGGTACAATATCAATCTCGGGTGGGACAACTGCTAGCTTCACTGCCCCCTCTAGCATGGCTATCGGGTCTGACACCGCCTACATTGACTACGAGATTGCCGGGAAGACCACGGCGGGAGACGACTTTACTGCAACTATCAGACAGTCATTCACGAAATCAAAGACGGGGTTATCAGCGATTTACGTATCAGTATCAGCTGTTGACGCTTCTTCGATCACCAAGGATGCGGCTGGGGTCTACAGCTCCAGTTTCCTAGACTTTGATGTTGAGTTCTTGCGTGATGGAGCTCCCGTTGCCGCTGATAGATTCAGAGTTACACGTAGTGTGGACACTTGGTCATCAACGGTCAGCTTACCCGCTGCGGGTGTTTCCACGGACCCAGGTAGCTTGTCCGCAACCATGACTTCAAACGGCCAAAACGGAGCGCTGACTGTTTCCCATTCGGGGAGCGGGATAAAGACAGTGATACCTGTCAGCATCATAATTGAAGGATCAAACGGAAACACGGGTGACTCACTCTACACAGGTAGGGTGTACCATCAGAACTTAACAGAAACTACGCCCGTTCCCAGCAGCCCTTCTATTTTCTCGGCCTACAATACGGCTACGGGCACATTCGGAACACTCTCAGCTGGCTGGGTCTACGATCCACCAGAGGTGAACGGCACAAACACCGCCCTAAAGATGTGGTCTTCTCGTTACACTGTCCTCGTAGATGGTGTAACGGGTGCACAGACTATTACATTTAGTGCAGCTACAGGGGCGATCATCTTTGCCAATGATATCCAGTCCGATAACTATGACGGCGACGGGACGGTAAGCGGAGCCAAGGGCTCGGACGGTTGGTTTGTTGGTCGCACTAATGGTTACGCAGAGTTTGGAGCAGCCGCCATCCGTGGTAAGCTCGGAGTCGGTCAGCTGAGCATTGATGACACTGTCACCTTTGACACAGACGGTGCTGGGAATCTCATTATCAGGACTAACGGGATCAAGACGGCTTCCCTTGATACTGGCGCGGTTTCAACTATCAAGGTAGAAAACGACGCAGTTTCTGAACCCTTCGGCACCAACACTGGTACGAGCCAAAACTACACCAGCATGTCTGGCGGTTGGGCTACAGTAGCACAAAAGGCCATGGACGTAACTGACGTACAAGAAGTCAAGCTCGACTGGTTCATGGAGCAAGGGTACCTGTCCGGTTCCACAGGTAAGTGGAAGTACCGCATACGCCGTGGAGCTACAGTGATTAAGAGTCGGGACTTATTCATGTTCCTCGCTCTCGACCAAGCGGCAGGGTCATGGATAGACACCACCCCCGGTACCGGCGTCGTTACCTACTATCTGGAATGGGGTACCGACGACGTGAGTGATAACCATACGTGCATTGGAACAATCAACTTAGGAGGGCGTAAGAAATGAGTTTGCAGGCTTACACGCTATACAACCCGAACACTAAACGCATACTTGGTACGGGGTACTCAAAAGACCCAAACGTGGAACCCGACGCAGGACAAGCGGTCGTTCTTGGCATCTACGACCCTGAAGTGTACCAGATCAATAACGGGGTTGCGGAGCCTTTGGTTCGTAGCACGACTGAGGCCACGGCGATTGTCGCACACACCCGCACACACGCCAAGTATCTCGTTAACCTTGAAATAGGGCAGGAGCGTGCGAAGTACATCACTGTGATACCAGGTCAGGATGGTGTGTACAAGCAAAAGCAAACGGAGGCTCAGTTGTACATGGCAAACAACTCCGTTGCTGACGTTGAGATACCCCACATTGTCAGAGAAGTTGGGATCACCGGCCCTGATAAGGCTGCCGTGGCAGGTGTTATACTTGGTCTGGCAGATTTTTGGATCAATAAGAGTGCGGCCTTTGAAGAAGTACGCCTAGAGTATCGAGCCTTGTTAGACGCCGCCGCTACGGTTTCTGAGATTGACACTATCATGGGAAACTTCCGAACTGCTCTCAGCACAGCTTAGAAACGAAACATCGGACTAGGGTGCCTAAGATCACGGCCCCTAGCTGCGCATCCCGAAAGGAACTATAATGAAACTAGTACACAACTGGAAGAGCATTGCTCTCAAATCACACGCTATGTGGTCTCAGTATCTGGGTATCGCAACAATCCTGGCCCCAGAATTTCTCTATTGGAAATACGGCTACATCGTTGCAGATCCCTACGTGACAACCTACGTCGGCCTAGGTTTGATTGTCTACGGTATGCTTGGTCGTCTGAAAGATCAGGGTATCGGTGATGCTTAAGGCTCTGATTCTTATGGTATCGCTCTTCGGAGCGGTGCCTACCGTCACCACGGGAGCTTCTGTCAGCGAGCAGGAGTTCCTTGAAGTGTCCACCCCCTTGATTGCGAAGTGGGAGGGCAAACGAAATAACTCCTACAAGGACATTGTAGGGGTCTGGACCATTTGTTACGGCCACACAAGAACAGCTGGCCCGGGACAATTCAAGTCTGACAAGCAGTGCGAAGAGCTTCTACAGGAAGAGATTGTTGAGTACCGCGCAGGTCTCCACGACTTCTTCACAAAAGACACACTGAAACACAGGTTGACTCCTGAAAGGGACGCCGCCTACACATCTCTGGCCTATAATGTAGGCATCTCTGCGGCAGGGAACTCTACAGCTACTCGGCGCATCAACAATGGTGACATCCGAGGAGGCTGCAAGGCTCTCACCTGGTACAACAAGGCAGGTGGCCGTGTAGTCAGGGGTCTTGTTAACCGTAGGAGCGAAGAATACACATTCTGTATGAGGGGACTTTAAGATGTTTAAACCGAAAAGAAGGAGACGACACCGATGACTGACGACACCTGGAGGGACTCCTTCACAAAGCGGTTGGACCGAATTGAAACTGAAGTTATACAAACAAAGACAAAGGTCATTATGATTGAAACAAAGGGGGCTGTATCCGAAGTTCACAGGACAAACGTAGAGGCTCGATTGAGCAGTATTGAGGGTGTGCTCACCAAGTTGACTTGGTTGATCATCACCGGTCTGGTGGTTGCCGTCATGGCCTTCATCGTAGGTGGAGGATTGAGCAGTGTTTAGAAAAGCCTACGCCCTTCCGGTTGGCACCCTATGAGGCTGCCTAGCCTCTTCCTCATCATCCTACTGCTCCTCACCGCTGCCTGTAGCAACCCAGTGACAAGCCTCCTAGCAGGGAGCGGGCCAAAGGTAGCAGCTAACGTACAGGCAGGGCAGAAGAACACCCAGACTGTTGGAGTTTCCAAGAGTAGCGAACAGAAGATAACCAGGCCCACCGCCCGCACTATACGGCAGACAGCTGACAACAACAAGGTCAGCACTGAGACAGTGGAGACAATTGTAGTGAATGAGATCCCACCTTGGTTAGTGGGTCTCTTCCTCCTGTTGTTTGTTGCTTGGTCTTACCTCCTGTGGAAGCTACCCTCCCCGGAAGAGATCTGGAGAAAGAAAAGATAGACTAGCCCTTAGGGGCCTTTCTTACCAAGGGGGAGAGAGGAGAAGGGACAGGGGGTCTCTACAGCTCTGGGGTTGGCTGCCCCTCTTTATCGTTACCTGGCTAAGTCACAGAAAAAAAAAAAAAAAAAAAAAAAGCCCGCACCGCGCAACCTCCCCCCACCACCTCCGGCCGGCGGA